ATTTGATCCTTCATTCACTCCAAATGTTATTGTTGCATTAGAGCCTACATAAACATTGTTATAAACAGTGCCACCCATTTGCATTCCAAATGGAAGATTCATTCGAACCCCAGCATCATCTACTCCAGCCAAAACATTTGTGCTAGTTCCAATAGTGGCTTGTAAATTGTTGACTGCTGTTTGGGCAGCATCAATAGCAAGGTTTGCTTGAGTTAATTCGGTTTGTGCGGTGGCTTGTGCTGTTGTTGCTGTTGTTTTTGCTGCAATGGCTTCGGATATTTGTACCTGTGCAGTTGATGTGTCAATATTATTTATAGAGGTTTGGGCTGTTATAATTGTATTTTTTGCATCCTGAATTACTTGCGAACTTTGATCTATTGGTGTGACGGCTAAGTTTATGCCATTAATTGTAGCGGTGGCTGTGTCTACTAAGGCTACATTTGATTGTGCTAATGTTACTGTGGCTGTTACTGTATCTACCGCTGCTTGGGCTTCTACTCTTTCAGCAACTGCTAATGTTATGGTAGCTGTGGCAGTATCCGTGGCTGCAACAGATTGTTGAACCTCTGTAGTTGCTATAGCAAGAGCGGAGTCTACTGCTTGTTGTGCGGGACTTACAACAACTTGTTCTTGTCCGCCATTATCTGTAGCCCACGCATAACTTGGGCCAATAAAAAATAGCCAACCTGTAACAAAAAGGCTAGCTAAAAAATACTTTAACTTTCTAGTCAATTAGGATCCCCTAAGTAATGCAATACTTTTGCTTACTTAGTAATTATAGCAGAGTTTTATTTTTAATTAGTTAGGATTATCTGTTTTATAAAAGCCATTACCTTTAAACTGTATACCAAATGGTGTGAAGTGTCTTGTCATTTGTGAGTCACATTCAACACAAGTGTAACCAGGATCTGCATCCATGATTGATCTATGCGTTGACATTGTTGGATGTGCATCATCATATGAGCACTTGTATTCGTATACTGGCATTACCTATCCTTTAATTTTAGTAGGCAGTTTTTGGACGTACCTAGGTCTCAATATTATTTGATCTTTAGAATCTTTGGCTGTTTTTCTTTTGGTAGATTTCTAATGACAAGGATATGCAACATCCCATCCTTTAGCTCTACACTTGAAACTTCCATGTATTCACTTAGTTCAAAAATTCTTGTGAACTTACGTGCAGCAATTCCTTTGTGAACTACTTCTGCGTCTGTTACTTCTGTAATTTCACCTGTGATCCAAAGACTTCCGTCTTCAATTGATACAGTTAGATCTTCTCTTGTGAATCCTGCAACTGCCAGCGATAACTGATAGTTGTCTTCGTCTAGCTTTAATAAGTCATACGGCGGAAATGCTGTATTGTTTACCTTACTTAGACTATTAAAACGTTCCAACTCTCGGTTGAAACCAATAAAAAATGGATCCTTGAAAAGATCCATGGCGAATTGTGTTACCATTTTGTGCTCCTTTTAAGCGAGTTAAATTAGTACCCCCGTTAGGCAGGTACTAATATATTATATCATTATGGAACTGGAATTACAACTATCTTGGTTGGCTTACATCCTTTTAAATTTGTTATTAATGCCGCTTTTTCCTTAGCATCTATAGACAAACCCCACCTTGCTTTAATGAATACCCAATTTGCAATATATTCGCAAACATAGGATTTATTAGTTGGCACCCAGTCTGCTGGGTCTTGATCAGATTTAGATCTATTTGATGATCCAGTTACCGCAATTAAATGTCTTGGGTCTGTCATATCATTTGCATACTGTTGTCTCTTAAGGTCTGTCCATGCTGATGCTCCAGAGTCCCAAGCTTCTGCGAGAGGAACCATGTGATCTACATCTAATTTGCCAGCTTCAGTAACTTCAACATTATCATAAATGCTTAACCATTTCCCGCCAGTTAACGCACAATCTTTTCCAATTGCTGGCTTAACTAAAGCCTCATCGATAATAACTGATTTACGTGAATCGCATCCTAATTGTCCTGCACGGCTAATTGTAATCCAATGCTTAAACTTTGTACGTACATATCCTGCACGTATTTCATCTGCAACTTTTATTGAATCAATTGCTTTTTGTACTGTTGTATAAGATTTATTAGCTGCTTCTGCTTGAGAAGTTGATAGGACTAGTATTAATCCTAAAACTACTGGCCCCACTTTACTTACTTTTTTTACATAATATTCAAACATGTTCTACTCCACTGGATTTTCATATAGATATGCAGAGGTTACAAATCTTTCACCTGAAATAAGAGTTTTAACACCATGCTGTGAATTACTAGGGAATACTAATACTGAACCTGTTTCTGGCTTTACAATTAAATCTAGATCAGGGAATTCTAGTTCGCCGCCTTCAAAGTCTTCATTAAACCATAGAAGCGCTGTAAGAGAAGGCACAATTCCTACTCCACCGTCGTTATGCGGTAACATAAAAGATCCTTCAGTATATTTTCTCACAATCATATTTTTTTGCTCTATCCAAGTTCGTTCGGGCATTTGCTTTACATCTATATTATCTTCAACTAAAGATGTAATATTTAATGAAAGCCTTTCTTTATTTTCTTCAACATAATTCTCAAAAACATTCTTGAATATATTTAGTGCATCAGAATAATTGTTTGAATCTGGCCAGAGAGATGTAGCCGAACCTCTGATTCCACTATGGCATGGAGTGCCGTCTGGATTTAATCCGTTTGTATATTCCCACCAATTAGTTTGATCTTGTATTCTTTTTAACAACTGAGAAATATTTGGGTCAACATTCTTATAAAACCAAATATCTTCTGTCAACTTGATGTGGTTCATTTTTTCTCCCTTAAAATCATTAAACAAAAATTTATGAATACCACATGAAGAGGTTCATAATACCATTATACTATTAAATCCTACTGTTAGACTCTTTAGCAGAAGACTGTGAAACTTCTATATATTCTAGCGTATCCTGCAATTCTTTTATATTAGACGCTCCTGAATAAGAAAATGCACTTCTTACGTTATTTAGTATATTATATATACCCTCTAATGCTGGGCCTTTAGGATTTACCTCACCAGTAACTCCCTCAAAGCTTATTATCGGATTCTTTACATCCGTTAGCCCTTTTTCTTTTAATATGTATTCTCTAGATGCTAAACCACTAAGATAATATTTCCCATCTACAGAATCGCACTCATCGTGGCCAGCAAGCATGGAGCCAAGCATAACTGCGCTAGCACCTGCACCTAAAGCTTTTACAATATCGCCAGAGTTTTTAATTCCTCCATCAGCCACTATTCCATTAACTGGATCATTTTTTACGTGCTCATAGATGTTCATTATTGATGATAGGGTTGGAGCTCCAAAGCCCGTCATAAGCCTTGTGGTACATGCTGCACCGCCTCCAATGCCTACACGCACAGAATCAGCACCCGCATCCATAAGCATTTTGTATGCCCCGTATGAGGCTACATTACCACACATTATGTGTGTAGTAGATGGCACCATTGCTCTTAAACTAGATATAGAATCGGCTGCTATTTTTAAATGCCCATTGGCAATATCTAGTAAAATAATTTTTATTCCTCTAGATACAATCATGTCTATTGTTTTGCCATCATGAATATCTGCAACATATATTGATATGCCTATCGTATTATTGTTTATATCGTTAGCTTTTTTTAATTTTTCATTAATATTTTCTGACCTACGAGTCATGCCTATTGATCCAGTTTTATTTATTACAGATAGCATATCGTATGAAGAAATAGACTCCATTGGAGCCGAAATAATTGGATTTACCATTTCAATAACTGCATCCATATTATTTGGATTTCCAATTTTTGTGGTGAGATCTATTTTAGATCTACTTATTATTGGAGATGAGTCATGTGGTACCAACAAAATGTCATCAAAACACAATCCATTAATGGAAGTATTTTTTTTCATAACACTACTTCTTTTTTGCTGTTGGTTTTACTGCTGACTTATTTGCAGGTGCAGCCTTTGGTGCTACTGCATCCCAATCTGGGCGAGCAACTGACATCACTAGGCTATACGCTCTCTTCTTAAGAAATACACCGTCTCCGTTTGCTTGTGATCCCTTTGAGTCTCCGCTAGTATTTCCTTCATAACAATGTAAATTTTTGCCATCATTTTTTACAACAATACCAACATGCTCTGTGTCTGTAGGAGTCTTATCAAAATTGAAGAATACTACGTCTCCTGCCTGAGCTTGACCAATTGGAACAATTCTTTTGTTTTTTGCAAACCACTGAGCTCCAACATCGCATGATGCAAAGCCTTTCTTTGTGGAAGCAGCAACTAGGTGAACTAATCCTGCATCATCAAAGCATCCTGAAACAAACATTGCACACCATGGTTGGTTATTCATTCCATAACGCTTTCCAAAAATTGTATCGTTGTTAGTGCCTTCTGCGTATTTTTCATCAGCATATTTTTTAGCTGCTGCAACTACCTTTGCTGCATTTGGGTGTATATCATTTGCCATTTTATTTCTCCTAATTAGTTTTAAGTTATTCATTTATCCTAGTATACCATTTATTTTATCGTGCCATTGGCAGGAGTCGAACCTGCGACCTTACGGGTAGAAGCCGTTTGCTCTGTCCTCTGAGCTACAAAGGCCTAGTGCGACAGGTAGGACTCGAACCTACGATTACCGAATTATGAGTTCGGGGCTTTAACCAACTAAGCTACTGGCGCCTTAGTTTAATTGTACTATATTAATTCTGGTTGTCAATAGTAGACTCTACTATTTGCTGGACATATTCAGAAAAATGTTTTCTTATATTACCAGCTGGCCTTGAACCGTATGAATCCCATATTCTTTTATATTCAATTACATTGTAGTATGTTGTTGGACATAAAGTAATCTGACTATACTTTTTTAGTGTAGTTGGAAGAGGCACATGCTTTGTGCAGCATTTACATTCCTTTGCTCTTTCTTGATACTCGCTCATATTATCTCCATATTTTCTATTGATCTTGCTAAGCTTTCGGGCATTCTTGGTGCCTTAATCATGTTATATACATTTTCTACTTCACCATCGCTAACGCCAAAGTCACTGTCGTAGCTCATAGATTCATAGTCGTGAATTTTTATTTCTTCGTCTCTACGCATTCTAGTTCTACTAATTGAATTATATACTGCTCCGCATACAGCATCCGCCAAGTCTTTTGAACCCTTTCTTGGGTGATCGACCTTGTCTCTCATAATTCTTAATTGAAGCAACTCATCTATAAGTAAAGGTATGTGGGGACCAGATAGTCTCTCTTCTAAAATTACCATAGCCATATCGTCATAATGTTTTTTAGCGACAGACAGAATCTCTGTATTAATGCCATATTGTTTTAGTTGTTGCATCATATCGTGAGAGTTCCATCTGTCAAAAGTACACACCTTAATGTTAAATCCTCTGGTTCTTAGGGCAAGTATATAGTCTTTTACTTCAGTAAAATCAACAGATTTATCTGGGGTTGGTGTCCAAAATCTAACTGCATCAATTTCTACAATAGGTGCTGGTTGAGAATAAGTATCTGTAACCTTTACCTCTACCCATTTATTAACATGTCCCATAGCTACTGCACAATGGTCGTGCTTCTGTGCTAAGTCTACATGTATAAAATAATCTTTTTCTAAATCTGGCTTAAACCAATCTTCAAGTCTTCCAAATTTATCTACGGCTAAGCTGGCTTGGTTAAAAGCCTTTTCAATTTTTTCTCTAGACTTAAAGAATGCATCTACAGCATCTGATGGCATACAGGCAAATCTACCAAGTGCATCTGGTGCATTCTTATGAAAAGCAACAGTAAAGTCTGTTATTTTTTTTGTTGGATTTACTTCCCATGTTGGTCTTTTAAGTGCAAATACTCTTGGGTAAACATAAGAAACTATATGATCTTCTTCCCAGGCTACCTCAAACTCATTGCCATCTGTACCATCTGGTAAATCCTGATCTAATTTTAATATCTCTGTTCTAATAATTGTTTCTTTTTGCGCTATCACTGATTCATAAAATTTTTGTATAGGATCATTCTTAAAACGGGGGAAAGATAGCAGAATTACTTTACCTACATCTGGAAAACGAGAATCAACCGAAGCCCTGTACATGTCGTATATAGCATCCGCCGTCTTTGCTTGATCGTGACCGCTAGTATTTTCTGTTGCAAATCCTGATATCTCATCAAGGATAACTACTAGAACGTTATAGCCTTCCCACGCTTCTCTTTCTGAGTGGCCAGAATGAACTGTAATTGATTTATCAAACTTGATTTCTGATGCTTTATCAGTATACTTGCCAGCAAACCAGGGTGAGACTTCGATTCTCATCTTGAATCCTTTAAAAAAAACATTGTTTGCTTGTTGAGAGTTTATGGCAATATTCAATATATCAATTGCATCTCTAGGGGGTTTACCGTAATATGCTGCTGGGTCTTTTAGGCATAACAAAAGATGAACTATATATGCAACTGCAATTGTAGATGAATAGTCTTTACCAGATCCTTTACCTAACTGTGCAATGACTTCAACACAGGTTTGTTTAAATACTTTTTTGCCTAGATCTTTACCATATAACTTTATTAAAGTAGATTCTTTATATATCTGAGAGCTTTTTTCTATAAGAGTATATTGATTTTCTGAAAGAGGTGGCAATCCAAGATAGTCTGGGCTAGTTACAAAAGTTTGTAGGTCAACTGGGCGCTCTTCAAACTCATCGCCATCAAGTATCTCTATAAATTCGGAAAAATCTAAAGACATTTAGGCCTCTTGAGAAATAACAATAGGCTCTACAATCCCAGTGATCTGAGACAATCTTTTAGCAACTTCTATTTTACAATGGTTGCAACTAGAGGTAACCTCTTTTAATATGCTAACAAGCATCTCTTGCTTTCTTTCATTTTCTAATATTTGTGATGCTATTTCATTGTTCTCTAGTACACCAACCGACTGCAACATTGCAATTCTTTTGCCTTCAATATCTGCAATTAGTTTTAAAGTTCCAGACTTTACGCTAAGTTGACCTTGTGTATCTGCATCTTCTACAGTTTTCCAAGCTTCTTTAATTAATATGTCGTAGTGTTGATCTGCTCCCATAAGAGCTTCTCTTGCACGGTCTCTAACATTAGTATCGTTATGTACTACAGACTTCCATTCATCAATATATTCTAAAACATCTTTTCTAGCCATACCCGTTATTGTAGCAATTTGGGTGGCAGAATTACCTTTTAACAATTCTGAAACAACCTTGTTCATCTTGTCAAAGTGGATGGATGGCTCTATTTCTGTCATTAAATTATTGTACTTCTAGTTGACTAAAATGTCAATTAACGCTTGACCTTTATTCTAAATTTATCTATATATCTTTGTATGGTCATGGCAGAAACGCCGCATTCTTTTGCTATCTCAACTATATTTTTTTTCTGAATAATATATCTATTATGCAGCCATGCCTTGTCTTGGTATAGCTTCATCTCTTTGTTAATTCCTTATTGGCATAATGGGCTATTCCAAATGAATCTGCCACATCAAAATCTGATACTGATAGGTTATACTTCTTATTAAAGTAGTCCGCCGTCCTTTGCTTTCTTATATTCCTTAATTGATTTTTATACCATGAGTCTGCGTATCCTGGGTTAGCTAATCTGATTGCCGCCTTTTCTTGTTTAGTAGGATTATTGTTGCCAATATATGCCTGCCATGAAGTTGGCGCAATTGTTATAACCTTAGCTCCAGTTGACATTAGCTCTGCAATAACAACACCATACACATAAGATAGTTTTATAACAGCGTCTGCTGATCTAACTAAAACCGCTCCTTCAACTGCAATATAATCTGCTTGTAATTCATCTAGCATAACGCTCATCTTAACTTTTGCATCGTAAATTTTTTCATAAATATCGTTTCCAGATAAGTTAATTTTGCCCCATTTTAATGGCACGTCATTTTCCATAAGGCAAAAAGCTATAGAGTTTGTAGATGCATCTATGCCAAGCACCTTAGATGCCTTGGTCTTTACTAGACTAGCCAATGTCATCAAGGATACCCATCAAATTCTTTCTGTCTTTAAGGTGTTTGGATTTTATGCATTTAGAACAATAAGGCTCGGTGTTATACCTACTTAAAAATCCTGGACAACTTTTGCATTTTCTGGGTGCCCCATTTTTAATAGCTTTCTTTTCGTAATACTTTTGCATTATTCTTTTATTAGTTGCAACTCTGCAACATTCATCAGAACAATACTTTTGATTGTGTGTTTTAGGGCTAAAGTCTCTAGCACATTCAATATTTAAGCATTTCATTATTTAGACACACTCATTAATTCAATTTCTACTGTTCCAGGATTTGATCCCTTTGCCCAGCATTCTTTTTTAACAGGGCAATAGGTGCATGGCAATTTATACTTTGTTGCATTCTCTGGTCGCTTTGGAAGATCTCCTTCTTTAAAGTTATCCCAAACATCTTTCATCCACTGAAATGCATTTTCAATTATCTTTTTATTCTTATCGTTCATAGAAATTGGAATAATTAATATCTCTTGTGTGTTTTTATTTTCATACAGAAAGAACCCTTCTTTAGCATTCTTTAACTTCATGTATGTTAGCAGCTGTAGCATATGATTAGGTGAAGACTTCATCTCCGCCTGTCTGGTATCCCAAACCTCCTGCTTAGCCGTTTTAATTTCGCCAATTACTGTCTCGCCATCATACTCCATAATTAAATCTATGAAGCCACGAATTGGAGGATACTCATTAATTATTTCTTCTTCTTCAGAACGCCATTCAGGCATAGTCTTAATAAGGTTTTGAAGTCTCTCGTGTGCCTGTGTTCCTTGAGCCATATTGGCTACAGCAACCGCATCGTTATCATCAATAAAGACTGCGCCAGTAAATGCCATATACCAATATCTTGGGCATGTTCCGTGGCCATATCCAAGTGAGCTGGGGCTAAATGATTTCTTTGTGGTATCTCCATCTGGACGTTTAGTATTTCGATAAGACTCATCGAGTAGCTGTGCAAATCTTTCTGGGTCAAAGAAGTTGCCAGTATGCTTTTTGAATTTAAGGTTCTTTACAATATCTCTAGACATTTATGAGTTATACCTAACGACATACTTAAGTGCATCTACGAGTTTGTCTATGGACTCCTTCACGGAATAGTAAATATTTTTCTTATTATTATTAACCGTTCCAGCTTTGTCCTTAGCAATTGTAGAATATACAGAAGCAAGCACGGCAAACTTGGTGGACATTGCTTGAAGTTCCATAATTAAGTGCGGGGCTTTTGCAGAAGGAACATCAGGATTCATTAGAAGCTTTACAACGATAGCCAAAGCTTTGTCTAGGTGCTCATCCTGCATAAACTCATGCAGATCATTGAACTCTGTGATATCGCTAATAAGTTGTAGTGTATTTTTATCTTCCATTATTTTTTATCCTTTTGTCTATTTGATCTATAAATAACCCAAGCGGGTATCCAATTAAAAATCCTATTGCAATTCCGCATACAAAAAACATTTCCATTAAAAAAATAACCTCCATATTCCATCGCATTGTACACCAAAACCTTGTAAAGTAATTCTTCTATCTGTAGAAAATGGTTTGATAGATGCTGCAGCTGCATGAAATTGTTTGCCCCGAGTAACTATCATTCTTCCTGGTATGTGCTGTATTACTTCTGGTATTTTGTTTAATATGTAAGAATCTAAATACTCAGAGTTTTCTTTTCTTTTATAATAATCATAACTCTTATATGTTTCTGCAATTTCTCCTTGAGCATAGCAACCAAGATCTGGCTGGTCCCAAAGAAGGATTGCTGCGCCATATTCTGGCATTTCTAATGGCAGGGTAAAGCTTATATACTCATCTACAACTTCTTTATACTGATCCCATATATAATCTAAACTTGTATATTGCCCGTCAAAATGAATTTGGCAAGCACCTAATAAAGGAGACAGTTCTTCTTTTTTAATATCATTTGGCTTTGCTTCCCCATAAATAAAAAACCCTGGTATTGGAGCTTGGTCTACAATTAAATTACACTCTCCAAGTTTATCTTTTACGGCTTCTATTATTTTTTCATATAGATCTGAAAAATTTTTTCTTAAAATATCATTTTTGTATTTAATAGTATCAAACACGTGGCTTTCAATCGACTTGTATGGCTTTATGTCTGCATGAGTTGCCAAACCTAATGTATAAAAATGAGTGGCCCACGAAGGTCTCTTTGTCCACTCAGAACGCAAGGAGTCGATGTCTTTGACATATTTTTTGCATTCATCTTCAGATAAGACATCAATCAAAAAGTGTTCAGTCATTTTTATAGTTCACATTCAAAACAATATTTTCTACCTCGTGTTTGCCAATGCTTTCACCTTTATGATTAATTGCTTTTTTATACATCCTGGGCCTAATTCCTTTAGAATTTAATTCTTTTAGGTGTGCCATATACTCTTCGCTGTCTTGAATACTTTCAAAAGGCCAAGGCTGGTTGTAAATATTAATCTCAGAATTTTGTAGAGCACCAATAGATACAGGAAGAATGCATGCAATATTTGTTCCTGCTGGTATAAAATATTCTTTATTAGGAGTGTCTAGCTTCCAAACAATTGAAAATGTTCCAGTAAAAACAGAAGTTGATAATATAGTGCTTAACACTTGTGCACCTTCTATGTGTTCATTTGGAACTGGCATTGTTACTATGCTTGTATTCTCATCTGTTTTAAGGATTAGATTTGTAATAAAACTAACTGTTCCCTCTCCTCTTCCGACCCATACACTTTCTTTGCCAATGATTCCAACTGCGCCATCTACAAGTGAGCCGTCCCATATAAAAGAAATGTCGTGATCAAAGTAAACTCCATAGCCAAGCATGTTAGCCATTCCAATTGGATGACAGTTATAAGTATGCTGACTTATCCAGTCTCTTTTTATAGGAAGGGGCCTAAACTTAGCCGTTGGTATATTCGTGTTGTTTACATACGCATCTATTTTATACATTATTATCCTCCCAACATTTAATTAATTCTTCTAAAATCGCCCACTCTATTATACCAAGTCTTACCTTGCTTTTTTCTCCTATAATAATCTTTAATGCTGGATGCATATTTCTATTTACTTTAAATGTATCAGTACATATCTTAGACCATACTTCTTTGTTTAATGTAAATGTAGATCCCGCCTCCTTGTAATCAACTAAAAATTGATTCCACTGAGCGTCACCTTTCTGATAGTCTCCTCGCCCGCTATTTTTTTGTGCTTTAGCACCATCTCTTTTTACTTCGGATCTTTCGGACATTTGCTAACCCTTAACTTCTATAAGGTTAGACGGGATAGATAGCTTTATAGTTTGTAAATCTTTTTCTACATAAGACTCTTCTGTATTAACATTATTCAAATTATCTTTTCCAAGTGTTATGTCGTATTGTTTTTTCCATTCTACTTCATTTTTAACGTCAGAATCAATAAATGCCCTTAAGAAATATCTATCTGATTTACTGAATGGCTTTACTCCATGATAGAATGGTTCTGTTGATGGCATTATTACTGCATCCCCAGGCATAGGCTTATACATATATGTGTTATTTGATATTGAGTCGTACACACAAATTTCTCCTCCATTGTAATCATCATTTAAATAAAAATTAACGGTTGCGACATGTCTTTTTAGCTTAGTCTCTCCTGGAACTGGCATCTCATCTACATGATATTCCATAAATAGGCCAGACTGTTTAACTCTACCTTGTTGCTTTACATCGTATCTAAAAAAATCAATCCAGTATTTTTTGTTTGTATCTTTTAACAATTTCCAATCTTTTATAAATGATGGCCATATTCCATTTTCTTTTCCAAAATCATTAAGGTAGTCTTCTCTAATAAAATTCATGCATCTATTTATTTCTAGTATATATTCTTTTTCTAAATTAAGCAGTGTGTCAGTGCCAGGATCTATAGTATCCAAAAGATTGAAGTCTGCGTCTCTTCTAAATCCTTGTCCATACCAATCCCTCCATTCATTAAAAAACGAAATTTTTCTACTATCCTGCAACAAATCAATTATTTCTTTGCTGTTTTTAAATATGTTTTTATATATTACAATTTGTGGAGCTATTACAATTTTTTTTATAGAGCTAAAGTCTGTATTCAATCTACCCCACCCTAACTTCGTTTGCATGTCCATCTGGACATTCCCATGAAAGAACCATAGACTCTGGATCCCAAAAAGATTCTTCTGAATTCTTATCGCATTTTGAACATGGTTTTACCCCACGAATAGACTCTAGGTTTTGTTTAACAACTACTTGTGGTTTATTAATAAACTCATTAAGATTTGGCATTGATTTCCTCAATCAAGGAGCCAGCGACTTTTGGGTTATCTCTAAGGTATGCTACTGCCTTAGCCCTGCCCTGAAAACGCTCTTTATTAATTGTGTACCATGCTCCGCCTTTTTCTACCAGACCGTACATTTCTGCAACATCTAGCGTCTCACCAATACGATCAACTCCTAAAGATTCTCCTTGGTAGTAAAAATCGTATTGTCCTGAAAGGTTAGGGGGGCCGAGCTTGTTGTAATCAATAACCCAATTGACTGGTCTTCCGACACGCTGTTCAATAATTTTGTCCCCAACTTGAACGCCAGCTTTGATAGCATTAGCTTCAGCTTCTGAAGACCAGAGCTTGATAACGGTACTAGAGAAAAATTTAACTGCCATTCCTCCTGTTGGGATGTGTGAAGCATGCATTGACCCAAACTGATTTCTTTGTTGGGAGATAAGAACAAGTAGTGTGTTTTTGTTTGCATAGTTTAACATTTTGACTGCGTGAGTCATATCCTTTGCTTCTGCGCCGATTTGCTTTGTGTCTTGCAAATCTTTCATTTCGTTTCCATCTTTTTCAAAATATATACCTGGCAGTAATGCAGAAATAGAGTCAACAACAATAACATCAACTCCAGCTTCCATTAACTTAACTCCAACATCAACCATATCGTTTACTGTTTTAGCTTGAGAATAAATAAGGGAAGATGAATCTACTCCCAGTTGCTCTGCCCAAGATTGGTCATAAGATGCTTCTGCATCAATCCATGCACAAGTTTTGCCTTCTTGTTGTGCTAATGCTATCATCTGTAAGCAGAAAGAAGATTTACCAGCAGACTTATTGCCCCAAACTAATATCTGTCTTCCATATCCTAAGCCACCCTTTAAGGCAACATTTAATCCTATGCTAGGAGTTAATTGTTTATGAACTTGAACATTTTGTGCAGACTGAACTCTTGCACGTGTTTTTGGGTCTAGCTTTGCCATTATATCTTCTAGGGAAATAGTCATTTATATTCTTTCTTCTCTCTACTAGTATACCATTTAAATTGGGCGCTGGGAAGCCCAATAATTAATCTTTTTGTTTAAGTTTAAATGTAAATGTTTGATCAGCCTCATTGTAATCTACTTGCAATTCTTTGTCTTCATTGGCTGCCTTTAAAAAATTTTCAACTGGTAGAGAAATTTCCCCAAGACTTTCAATTGCAGCAACAAGTATTTTAGCAATGTTTAGCTGTGCGTAAATATCTTCTATCTTTGCGTTACTCATTTGATTTCCTTTATATTCATAGTTCCATCGTCTAATTTTGATAGAACAACCCTACATTTCATTCCCTCACGCATTTTTGCAAGGGTCATCTTGTACATAGTTGGAAAAGCAATTGCTCTTGTCAACTCTTTATTTCTATTTGACAACACTATATGGCTCATAGTTTTGCCTGCCTTTGTTACATATGGGGTAAAGTTTACAACTATATATTCGTCTTCTTCAAGATCATACTCTTTTCGGTACAAATAGTCAACAAACATATCGTTTGATGAAGGGTCTATATCCGAAACCTTTATATACCTTGCTATTCTATTGTCTCCAACGAGGATGAAATACATCTGACCTACTTCAATTTGTGTCTGCTCATTGTGAAAGAGTCCTATTGAACCAGTCTCATCTACAATCTCTACTCTTGCCCAGCCTGTTCCACGTTTAATTCCCTTTACCATTCCAAACATAACAAACGAGCCTAGGTCATCAAACTCTTCAATTGGTCTAGCCTGAGCTTTAACTCTTGGTGGAATACCTTCTAAATTAAATGTTGGTATGCCTATATACTCATAATAATTATCTTTTTCATTTCCACTTCTAGGATTATCTTTAAACGCTGCAGCACCAATTGCATTAAGTGAACTAATTGCTCTACTATTCATACCGCTTCCCTTAGCAGAAGCAATAGAAATAAAGTGATTGTAGTCAATATAAGGTCTGCTGTCAATAATTTTATTTGCAATGTTGTCAGATATAAACTTAATTTCAGATAATCCAAATCGGATTGCATTTTCTTGAAGTGAAAAATCAAGACCTGACTCGTTAATATGAGGCAGTAGCACCTTTAGTCCTAGACGTTTAGCCTCAATCAAATATTCCGTCCTAGCATCTTTATCATTTTCGTTTTTAAGAATTGAAAACATGAACTCAAGCGGATAATAAAACTTAAGCCAAGCAGTATAATAACTGAGCATAGAATAAGCAACGGCATGAGAACGATTAAAAGAATAACCAGCATGCGCTTCAAAATCGTGCCAGAGCGCCTCTGCCTTTTTCTTAGTAATGTGTTTTGAAGCCCCAATAACAAACCTATCTTTGAACTGGTCAAATTCTTTTGCATCTTTTTTCTTTCCAATAATCTTGCGGACCTTATCAGCCTCTGCCCAAGTCATACCGCCCAAGTGTACGCATGCCTGCATAACTTGCTCTTGATATATGATAACACCATAAGTGTTCTCGGTAAAAGGTTTCATTATGGTATGCATATAATCTACAGCCTCATTCCCGTGTTTACGCTTAATGTATGCAGCACCAACTGTATTCATGGCTCCTGGCCTCACAAGTGCATTGGATGCAACTAGATCCTCAAACTTATCTGTTCCCATTTTAATAAGAAGGTTAGTATATGGTGTTGCTTCAGCTTGGAATACGCCCTTAGTAAATCCTTCGCTAAGCATTTTATAAACTTCTGGATCATCAAGCGTCATAGACGACAATATTATATCTTTGCCTGTCCTAGATTTAATTGATTTAAGGGTATCAGAAATTACAGATAAGGTCTTAAGCCCTAGTGCATCTAGTTTAATAAGACCTATATCTGCAACCGTATCCATATCGTATGCAACGACAGGAATTCTTCCCGACACTTTATCTTGTGCGTCTTCTCTCGATTCAACTGGTGCAAACTTTCTTAAATCATCTTTTGCTACAACTACTCCAGCAGCATGTACGCCAACAGATCTAATTCTTCCACGCAATCTATCTGCAAGCCAAACTACTTCTGGATATTTAGCTCTAAATTCTTTTGTATTTGGAGAAGAAATAAAATCTTCAAAAGTGTCAATTGATTTCATTGCACGATTAACCTCTTGAAGCGGAACCATAAAAATTCTTGCTGCGTCTCTAATTACACCTTTATCTTTAAAATAAGTGTATGTGGAAATAGATGCTACATGTTTGAATTTTTTCTTTAAATATTCTTTTACTTCTTTACGACGACGGTCTTCGAAGTCTGTGTCAATATCTGGAAAGTCGTTACGTTCTGGATTAATAAATCTAAAAAATAGCAAGTCATATTCAATTGGGTCTACATCTGTAATGCCAAGCGCATAGCAGACCAACGAGCCTGCGGCAGAGCCACGACCTGGGCCAACCATAATATTATTTTCTTTTGCCCAGTTAATCATATCTGCCACAACTAAGAAATACGAGGCAAAGTTCTTAGATTTAATTATCTCTAACTCTTCAATAAGCCTCTGGTCATATACGTCATTGCCTAGCCAGCTCTCTCTGAGGCGTAGCCTTTCTAGGCCTTCAAAGGCCATATCAGACAGTTTTTGGTCGGCATCTGTTTTAGGAACTGGAAGAAGGTCTAGCCCTTGATTAAAGTCATATTCGCCAATCTTCTTTTCAATTTCTATTGTATTCTCGTAAATGTCTGTACGAGTAATGCCAGCTTTATTAAAGTCTGCCTCAATCTCTTCTCTAGACTGAATAAACAAATTGTAGTCTTGGAAAGAAATTCTACGGTCTGGGTATAAATAATTAAATCTCTCCATCATATCTTTAATATTACGTGACATCTCAAAGTCCGAGTCTTTGTCAATTTTAGGAGATGTAGATAGGATCAGCAATGCTTCCTCTAGTATTCTATCTTCTTCTTTAGCAAAGTGGGCGTCTCCTGTTGCCACCGCCTTAATGTTTAGATTGTCTGCTAAATTTAATAGGGCAGAGTTAATCTCCGCAGGATTATGTGATTGCACTTCCACGTAAAAATCTTGTCCAAAAGTTTTCTTAAATCCTTTGAGAAGAAGTTCTGCTTCCTCCATGTTACCTTTATCTATAGCCTTACTAATTAATCCATTAAGACATCCACTTAAAACAATAATGCCTTCGCTATATAGATCTAATACTTCTCTGTCAATTCTTGGCTTATGATAGAATCCTTCATTCCATGCAAGCTCTTGCAAAATATTTATATTCTCCAACCCCTTTTTATTTTTCGCTAACAAAATAATATGGTTATAGGCCTGAATAGACTTGTCTGTTTTAGAAGATCTATCAAATCTATCGGTTGGAGAAATGTACGCCTCAACACCAAGAATTGGCTTAATGCCAGTTTCCTTTGCGGCAATTTGCAT